TATGAGTGTAGGTAATTCTACACAAGCTATTGACTTTAACCGCGATGACCTTACACTTGTACTAGGTGAAAACTTAGACACAGGAGGTGGTGACGCTGGTAGTAGGAATGGTACTGGAAAGACAACGATTATTAATGCATTAAGTTATGCATTATTTGGTAATGCACTTACAAATATTCGTAGAGATAATTTAGTCAATAAAACTAACAGTAAAAATATGTTGGTTACTTGTGAGTTTGAATTAGAAGGATTGGCTTATCGTGTTGAACGTGGAAGAAAGCCAAATGTACTAAAGTTTTATATCAACAATACTGAACAAGAATCTAATGACAATGCACAAGGTGACAGTAGAGAAACACAAAAGGCTATTGAAGAACTATTAGGTATGAGCCATGACATGTTCAAACATGTTGTTGCGTTGAATACTTATACCGAACCATTTCTTAGTATGAAAGCCAATGACCAACGTGCTATTATAGAACAGTTACTTGGTATTACTTTGCTTAGTGAAAAAGCTGACTCTTTAAAAGAGCAACTTAAAACTAGCAAAGAAATGATAACACAGGAAGAATACAATATAAAAAGTGTTGCTGATGCGAATGCTCGTATTGAAGATCAAGTTGAAAGTTTAAAAAGACGACAAAAGTTATGGAAGGACAAACATAACACAGAAGTGTCAGAGCTTGAAACTGCAATAAATGAGCTAAGTCACATTGATATTGATGTTGAAATTAATTTGCATAGCAAACGTAAGGAATACAAGTCTAAACAAAGATCAGAAAAAGAAGCATCAGGTACATTGGTTAGACTACAATCAGAAACAAAACGCAATAACAAAATTATAACAAAGCTACAAACTGAAATTACTAGCCTTGAAAATCACAAATGTTATGCTTGTGGACAAGAAATACATGACGAAACACAACAGGATGTAATTAAAAGTAAAAAAGAAATGCTACAAGAAGCAATTGTAGTAGTTGAAAGTAATACTGCGGAAGAAGATTTGCTTACTAAAACACTTGATGATTTAGGAGAAATTGGAGAGTTACCAACAGTATTCTATGAATCTTTAGATGATGCTTACAATCATCGAAGTAGTTTGGATAAATTAGAAAGTAAGTGTAATAATATACGCAATCAAACTGATCCTTACCAAGAACAGATTCAAGAAATGCAGGATACTGCAATTGTAGAGCTAAATTATAATACACTAAATGAATTAGTTAGAGTCAAAGAACATCAAGAGTTCTTACAGAAACTGCTAACTAGCAAAGATAGTTTTATTAGAAAACGGATTATTGATCAAAATTTAGCATTCTTAAACAAGCGTCTAGCATATTATCTTGAACGTATTGGACTACCACATGCAGTTGTATTCCAAAACGATTTAACGGTAGAAATTACAGAACTAGGACGAGACTTAGATTTTGACAACCTAAGCAGAGGAGAACGCAACAGACTTATACTTTCGATGAGTTGGGCGTTCCGTGATGTTTGGGAAAACTTATATCAACCTATTAATTTATTGTTTATTGACGAATTAGTAGATAGTGGTATGGATGCAAGTGGAGTAGAAAATTCACTTGCAATACTCAAGAAGATCAGTAGAGAGCGTAAGAAAAGTGTGTGGCTAGTGTCGCACAAAGACGAACTTGCTGGTCGCGTAAACAATATACTTACTGTAACCAAAGAAAATGGTTTCACAAGTTATAATACAGATGTTGAAATAGTATAGGAGAAAATATATGTCAGCACACGACACAATCGTGGAAATGATGGAAGAATACATCAAGCAACACGAAGAGCTAACTGAAAAAAAGAAAAAAGTGGCAAGTGGCCGAGCTCGTAAGGCACTTCAGGCAATTGCAGTAGCATGTAAAGAGCGACGCAAAGAGTGTATTGAATTTGTGAAAACACTATAAGTGATCCACAAAACACGATTTTTATAAAATATAGCATATATACAAAGCACATGGATCCTTGGTTATACAATAACAAAACTATTATTGAATTACCCAAAGGAACTGTGGGCTTTGTATATTTGATTACAAACACAAAAAGCAACAAAAAATACATTGGCAAAAAACTAGCACAATTTAAAAAAACTAGACCACCACTCAAAGGCAAAAAGAACAAACGCAGATCAACAGTAGAAAGCGATTGGCAGACATACTGGGGATCATCAGATCACCTTAAGGCAGACGTAGCAGAGCTAGGCACAGAAAACTTTACTCGTGAAATATTATACTTTTGCAATAGCAGGGGAATGTTAAGTTACCTTGAAGCAAAAGAGCAATTCGATCGAGAAGTTTTATTATCAACTGAATATTACAACGGCATAATAAATTGTAGGGTAGGAGCAAGTAAAATCCTATTCGAAGGCATTCAGGCACACAAGCAAAATCAACAATAGTTCAGCACATAAGGTTAGCGGGCCAGTTTTATAATACCGCTGTGAAAAAAGCATCCGTATAGGAGCACACGCAACATACCGATCAACACACCAGAGTGTGGAAGCCACCAAACAAATTGGGCTCACAGGTTAGTATAGATTGATTGCTGTCAATTGAAAAACACAATATAGTTTGAAAAAACCCATGGCAACAGGAACGAAGCGTGGGGTAACATATTAAATGTATGTCGACGTAGGTTGGGAAAGGTCAGAGCCCATCAAACTTGTGTATAAACAAACACCTACTTCCAAGTCTCGGCTGGATAATACTCGCATAAAGAGCGTAAAGCACCAAGACAGGCGGAACCCTTAAATAGGTTCCGTCTGACTGAAACTATCTGCATAAAGTACTTTAACTCATTTCGCTTTGCTCATTCGTTAATTAAGTAAAAAAGTAACGAGTGCAAACGAAGTTACAAATGAACGTAGTTCATTTTTAAATTAAAGGCATTCCGCTCTTCTTACTATTATCAATATTCTCTTTGACTATTCCTGAAATAATTTCCATGTCTTTCTGACATAACATATACGCTTGATCCAAAGAGATTCCACCTCGCATATACCATACGATTCTAAGTAATTCAGTTTTTAGTGTCTCGGCTTCTGAGTCTATTTTCTTGATTAACTTAGCAATCTCTTCGTTGCTAAGGCTCAGAAGCCTTATGCGAAAAAATTTGAATTATCAAACATTATAGGTGTTGTATATTCTTTGCTACATTCAGTGCATACTGCTTTAAATTCTTGAAAGCCATTCGTTTTCTTTTGCTCTTCAAGATGATCTTGTACTTTTGCAAACATGCCGCGGCTTGTATTTTTTATAAATTCCATGATATGCTCAGGATTGTCTGTTGTACCCTGAGGCGAACTTATACTTTTAATAGTTTTAGCAATTAGCTCAACTGTGTGTACTGTAAGTTTTACAAATGCTTGTTGGAATAGTTCAGTTTTCTGTTCATCATCGAGTCCGTCATCATTTACAATCCTCATAATTTTACTTTCTTCAAACTGTCTTAAACTTTCAGTATTCATCTCCTTATAGGTTAGAGGAGAGAATGTTAGTGTAAGATCGTCAATTTGAAGTTCTTCAGTAAAAAACCATTTTCCAGTTTCGTCAAGTAATCCACCTAGTTCAACTGCAAAATCGTTTACATGTTGACATTCTGGACAGGTACTTGTTAAATCAAGTTCTGGTCCGTATGTTGCAATGCGAATTCCAACTAACAGTGCATCCATATCTAAACTAGGTACACTCCACGGATCAATAATTGCTGGTACACAACTTTTTATAACTTCAGCAGTACTACTGCCGTTTAGTAGTGCATCCGGCGTTTTCATTAATAGCTCGTCTCTAGCAGTCATTGGAAATATACCAACTTCTCCGCTTGGAGGCATATCAATTGTACCGTCTGGGTAGTATTTTCCTTTACTAGGTAGTGTAATAAACACTTCTGGCTTACGAAAATAGCCTAATAAGGGATTTTGCGTTTCTGACATATCTTTGCTCCGATAAATAAATGTATGAACCTATATAGTATTTATCTGGGTAGATAATGGCAGTAAATTTAATTATAGATGGTCAATCCTTTGAATTGCAAGGTGCGGCCAGTGAAGAAACATTAGGCAGACTTCTAGACAAAATAGAAGGTGTTTCGACATCCAACACGGAAAATTTCAAAAAAGCAGGTAAAGATATTTCAGATATGGCAAAATCTGGCAAGGCGTTTACTCTAAACCTTGATGCCGCAACTGACAAAGTAGATACTTTTGCTGATGAATTAGATGATGCCGCAGATGCCGCTAGTAGTTTTAGTAGCAAAGCAGGAAGTTTTGTTAAAAAACTTATAGATGGTGCTACATCAGTGGTACAGTTTGGAAGTCAAACTGCTGGTGTTGGTTACAATCTAGAACAAATGGGTAAGAATGCTGATGGTGTTTTAAGTGCATTTCCAAAAATAGGAAGTCTTTTAGGTGCCGCAGGCGGAGCAATGATTGGACATGCCGCTAATTTACAAGATACATTTAGAGGTTTATCCGGTACTGGTGCTATGTTCACAAACAGTTTCTTTGAACTAGAACGTACTGCCGCTAATAGTTACATGAGTCTTGCAGAAATGACTAGTGTTATTAGGTCAAACAGTGAAGCACTTGCCGCATTTGGTGGTAGTACAAGATTAGGTGCCAAACGTTTTGCTGAAATGAACATGGTAATGCAAAACACATATAGAAGAGAATTAAGAGAATTTGGTCTTAGTGCCGGCGAAGGCGCTGAAATGTTAGCAATATTCACTGCCGCGAATGCTAGAAACATGAACTTCAGTACACTAAGCACACAACAACAAGCCGCAGCCGGTGCAAACTTTGCCAAAGAAATGACATTACTAGCATCACTTACAGGGCAAGACAGAAAGGCTATGGCACAGAAACTAGCATCTGATCAACGTAGATCTGACGTTGAACTGAAACTTAGCCGCATGGGCGAGAAAGAACAAACTAGAGCTAGACAAGCCTTTACTGCATTAGAACAACAATTTGGTGCTAACAGTCCTGTGCTTGAAGCATTTAGAGCAAAGTTTTTAGGACAAGATGTTGTAATTGGTAATCCTGCCGCTAATATGTTATTAACAGGATCTCAACCAATTGGTGCCGCACTTAATGATGTTGCAACTAAATTGAGTAATGGTAGTATTTCAATTGCTCAAGTAGTACAGACACTAGCAGGTTCAGCACAAGCACAAATAGATGCAAACAAAAATTTAGAAGCAACTGCACCATTTAACCAATTTTCAATGGAAATGACCAACATAGGTGCAGGTGCATTACAAC